TCTACGGAATGCAACTTGCTATGGAAAACATTCACTCGCTGATGTATTCTCTTTTAATAGATACTTATATTAATAATCCGAAGGAAAAAGATGAATGTTTCAACGCAATTGATAGGTTACCAGCGGTTCAGAAGAAAGCGAAATGGGCACTTGATTGGATTGAAAACGCATCGTTTCAGGAGAGATTGGTGGCCTTTGCAGCGGTTGAAGGGATATTCTTTTCAGGTTCTTTTTGTTCAATTTTTTGGTTAAAGTCAAGAGGTGTTATGCCAGGTTTATGTAACGCTAATGCTCTTATCTTTAAAGATGAAAACTTACATTGTGATTTTGCAATTCATTTGTTAAACCACCATGTTGAGAACAAACCAAGTGAGAAAAGAATTAAAGAAATTTTGTTATCGGCTTTGGAAATTGAGAAGGAGTTTATCACTGAATCATTACCTGTATCATTGATTGGGATGAACTCTAACTTAATGAAACAATATCTTGAGTTTGTGGTTGATGGATTACTTGTTAAATTTGGATGTAAAAAACAATTTAATGTTGAACAACCATTTAAATTTATGGAACAGATTGCGGTTGAGACAAAAGGTAATTTCTTTGAATCAAGAACTGTGGAGTACCAAAAAGCAAAACTGAACGAAACTATTACTTTTACGGACGATTTTTAATAAAAGATTTATTTAATTATGATGTCATTACGAATTAAAAAAAGAGGTGGAGATGAGGTCTCATTTAATCCACAAAAAATTTACAATAGGGTTAAAAGAGCCTCAAAAGGATTGAACGTCAATTCAGATGAGATTTTTATCAAAGTAATAACTTCAGTTCCAACTGAAGGATTTATTACAACAAAGGAGTTGGATAAATTGGTATACGAAATTGCGGCTTCATTTACTGGTAGTCATCACGACTATTCAAGATTAGCATCCTCCGTGGCTATTTCTTCATATCACAAAGATACTAATGAAAGTTTTTCTATTACAATGAAACGACTTAACGATGAAGGAGTTGTTCACAATGAATTAATTAGAAAAATAGATGAGTATGGTGCTGAAAAAATTGATTCAGTTATCAATCACGAAAACGATTATCAGTTTGATTACTTTGCTTGGAAAGCATTACAAGAGATGTATTTACTTAAATTACCTAATGGTAAGGTAATTGAGAGACCTCAACACATGTATATGAGGATTGCTTTATGGGTTACAGAATCTTATGAAGAGGCAATGGATTACTACACATCGTTATCAGAACAAAGAATCTCAAAAGCAACCCCAATCATGATTAATTCAGGAACTTTGATTCCTCAATTAGCGTCTTGTGTATTACATTACAACAATTCGGATTCAAGAAATGGGTTATTGGGAACTATGAATGATATATCTACTTATTCATCTGATGCTGCGGGTATTGGTCTTTGTATGTCAAACCAAAGAAGTAAAGAAAGTCGTATTACGACATCAGGTGGATATGCTGGAGGGTTGTTAAAATATCTTAAAATTGTAAATGAATCATTGAGATTCTTTAATCAACAAGGTAGGAGACCTGGTAGTGCCGCTATCTATATTGAACCTTGGCATAAAGATATTTTTGACCTATTGGATATCAAAAAGAACACTGGTAAAGAGGAATTAAGAGCGAGAGATTTGTTTACGGCACTATGGATTCCTGACAATTTTATGAGGGCGGTAAAGAGTAACGAGGATTGGTATTTGTTTTGCCCTAACGATATTCTTAAATCAGGCATTAAACCACTACAAGAATGTTATGGTGATGAGTATGAAGAAAATTATAGAAGAGCGGTTGAATTAGGTTTAGGTAAAAAAGTTAAGGCTCAAGAAGTTTGGAATAAAATTATTGAATCCCAAGTAGAAACAGGTGTTCCTTATTTATGTTCTAAAGATAACGCTAATAAGAAAACGAACCATCAAAACATTGGGGTTATTAAACAGTCAAACTTGTGTAATGAGATTTACCAATATACTGATGAGGAAACTACGGCAATCTGTACATTATCATCAATGGTATTGAAGAACTTCATTATTGATGGTAAATTTGATTTTAAATTATTACATAATGAAGTTAGAAAAGTTGTTAAAACACTTAACAAAGTGATTGACATCAATAGTTATTCAACCGAGAAAGGACGTAAAGGTGGTTTAGAACAAAGAGCAATTGCGATTGGAACGCAAGGTCTTGCAGATGTATTCTTTATTATGGATTATATGTTCACATCTGAACAAGCAAGACAATTGAATAAAGATATCTTTGAAACAATTTATTTTGCAGCTATTACCGAAAGTATGGAATTGTGTAAGTCAGGTAAATATAAACCTTATGATTTCTTTAATGGTTCACCAATGTCAAAAGGTATTTTCCAATTTGATATGTGGGGATTAACTGAAAGTGATTTGTTTTGGGATTGGTCACAACTTAAAGAAGATGTTAAGAAATATGGGGTTTGTAACTCACTATTCACGGCTCAAATGCCTGTTGCATCTTCGGCTAAGATAACAGGTTCATATGAAATGACTGAACCCGCACACTCAGCTATTTTTAACAGACGAGTTGTTGGAGGTGAAATTATGATTGTTAACAAATACTTAATTAATGACTTTGAAAAGATTGGTATTTGGGGTGAAGACTTAAAGAACGAAATCATATTCAACGAAGGATCAATTCAGAATATTAATTTTAATAACTATTTGGACCAAGAAGATAAAAAGTATAATTTCAAAGTTAAAAGAATTGAACACCTAATTAAAAAGTATAAAACTATTTGGGAGATTTCACAACGAGAATTAATTGATATGTGTGCGGATAGGGCTCCATTTATTGACCAATCACAGTCAATGAATATATATATGTCAAATCCAACACTATCAAAAATTACCTCATCTCATTTCCATTCATGGGAAAAAGGATTGAAAACTCTTTGTTATTATGTAAGAACAAAGGCAATATCAACGGGGGCTAAACATTTGGCGATAGATGTTTCCAAAATGGAAAAACCCAACAAAACAGAAAAACCTACTGTTGAGGTTTTACCACAAAAACCTACGGACTCTGAGTTTGAATGTTTTGGATGTTCGGCATAAGAAAAAAATAACTTACAAAACTCTCGGCACTGTCGGGAGTTTTTTATTTTATATGTATTTATTGAAAATATTATAACATTATATTTATATAATATGGCAGATGGGATTACATATGGTATAAATTTTCCTTTTAGAGATTCGTTTGATGGTAAATATTTGGATTTATCTGTTACCAATGACGAAGAAATCAGGTCTAATTTAATTCACCTTTTATTAACAAGAAAAGGTACTAGATATTATTTACCTGATTTTGGAACTAGATTATATGAATTTATTTTTGAACCATTAGATGGTCCCACATTTTCCGACATTGAATCTGAAATTAGAGACTCGGTTGAACAATATATACCTGAATTAAAAATAACTAATATATCAATTAAAGCCGCTTCAGAAGGTGAAGAAGATAAAGGAACATTTATTGAAAATGATGAACGAGTATTTAGAGTACCTGGAATATCTGAAAAAGAACATACCGCAAAAGTTAGGATAGATTATATTGTTACTAACGAAGCATTTAACGCGAGTGATTTCGTGATTATTAACATTTAAAATTATGGCAAATAAAAAAATATCGTATACAACTAGAGATTTCCAATCAATTAGGACTGAGTTAGTTAATTTCACTAAAATTTATTATCCTGATTTAGTTGAAAATTTTAATGACGCTTCGGTATTCTCAGTATTACTTGATTTAAATGCGGCTGTTACTGACAACCTACAATTTAATATTGACAGAAGTATTCAGGAGACGGTATTACAATACGCACAACAACCATCATCAATCTTTAATATTGCAAGAACTTATGGTTTAAAAATACCAGGTCAAAGACCTTCTGTTGCATTAGTTGATTTCTCAATTACGGTACCAGCATTAGGTGATAAAGAAGATTTAAGATATTGTGGTATATTAAGAAGAGGGTCACAAGTTAATGGTGCGGGGCAGTCATTTGAAACTGTATATGATATTGATTTTGCGTCACCTACTAATTCCGAAGGTTATCCTAATAGATTAAAGATACCTAATTTTAATTCAGATAACAAGTTAGAAAATTACACTATTGTTAAACGAGAAACCGTTGTTAATGGAACCACAAAAGTATTCAAAAAAGTAATAACGGCAAATGATGTAAAACCATTTTATGAGTTATTTTTACCTGAAAAAAATGTTTTAGGTATTACAAGTGTTCTATTAAAAGACGGAACTCAATATACTAATGTACCAACACCACAAGAATTTTTAGGGTTAGATAATAGATGGTATGAGGTTAGTGCATTAGCTGAAGATAGAGTTTTTGTTGAAGACCCCACTAAAGTATCTGATAAACCTGGTATAAAGGTTGGTAAATACATACAAACAAGTACTAAATTTATTACAGAATATACACCTGAAGGTTTCTTAAAAATGACATTTGGTGGAGGTAGTCAATCGGCGGATGAACAATTAAGAGAATTTGCTAGAAATGGATTTAAATTAGACTTATATAAGTATTCTAATAATTTAGCGTTAGGAAGTACTTTAAAAGGTAACTCAACTTTGTTTATACAATATAGAGTTGGTGGTGGAACTGGTAGTAATTTAGGTGTTAATGTTATTACTCAAATTGGAACTGTTTCTTTCTTTGTAAATGGACCTTTACAATCATTTAATACTACGGTAGTTAATTCACTAAGTTGTACTAATGTTACTGCTGCAATTGGAGGCGCTAATTTCCCAACAATGGAGGAGGTTAGAAATTTGGTCGGATTTAACTTTTCATCTCAAAAAAGAGCCGTAACGGTTAACGATTATGATTCATTAATTAGAACAATGCCTTCACAGTTTGGGGCACCTGCTAAAGTTGCCATCACAGAAGAAAATAATAAAATAAAAATACAAATGTTGGCGTATGATGAGTCAGGTAGTCTGACTGAAATCCTATCAAATACGTTAAAAAATAATGTTGCCAATTACCTTTCAAATTATAGAATGATTAATGACTATATTTCTGTTGAATCTGCTAATGTTATTGATTTAGCTTTAAACATTGATGTGGTG